GGGACATAGTGCCATTGAATCAGCATTCGAAGAAACAGATCAGCATTATTATCATGTCCCATGTCCTCATTGCGGAGCTAAACAGATATTGAAATTTGAAAACCTTCAGTGGGAAGATGGAAAACCTGAGACTGCACGAATGTCATGTGTTGAATGTGGGTCATTGATTGAAGAAATAAGCAAGCCAGATATGCTGGCGAATGGAGAATGGATTGCAACGATACCAGAAAACACCAGTAAGGATCGTATTGGATTTCACCTGAATAGTTTTTATAGCCCGCTGGGTTGGTTTAGTTGGAGTGATATCGCTGCAAAGTATGAACAGGCAAAAAAGAATCCTGAGAAAATGGTCGTGGTTATAAATACCATATTTGGGGAGACGTTGAAAGAAAGTGGAGAAGCTCCGAACTGGGAAAACATATACAACAGGCGTGAAAGCTATGCACCAAACACCGTACATGCAGACGTTTGTTTTATGACAGCCGGGGTTGACATTCAGAAAGATCGTATAGAACTGGAGATAGTTGGCTGGTGTGCCGATAAAAGCAGTTATTCGATTGATTACAGATCGTTGTTGGGAAGTCCATTCTTGCCGGATGTGTGGAAGGAGTTAGCAAAAGTATTGAATGAAACCTGGATTTGTGAAGACGGCAGGGAATTGCAATTAGTTCGTGTAGCAGTGGATAGCGGTTATGCAACGTCTGAGGTCTATGATTTTGTACGGTCCTTTGGAAATAAGCGTATCATGGCAACCAAGGGCCAGGATAAAATGCAGATTGCTTTTTCAACTCCAAAGCAAATTGATTACAATAAAAACGGAAAGAAGATTGGGAAATTAAAGCAGTGGAATATCGGTGTATCTTTTCTTAAAACTCAATTGTACGAATGGTTTAAGATAGAACCAAACTACGAAGACGGAACTTATCCACCTTGCTACTGCCACTTTCCACAATACGACAACCGTTATTTTGAAGGGCTAACCGGTGAAGACTGGGTAGAGAAAAAAAAGAAATGGACAAAGCGATATGCACGTAATGAACCGCTCGATTGCAGGGTATATGCCAGGGCGGCTGCTTCGATAGTAGGATTGGACAGATTGAAACCTGAACAGTTGAAAGCATTGGGAGGGGTTACGGAACGGAAACAAAAAAATAACTCACCGGATACTTCGAATAACGAAACGGAACAGGATCCGGAAGAAAAAAAGAAAAGAAAATCAGGTGGATTTTGGAATTGAGATAGTAAATCAAAATAATTAAATACGAATTAAACAAATAACAAAAATGAAAACAAAACCTGTAAAATTTGAATTTAGTACTAAAGTTTTTGAGACAATTGATCAACTTCTTTTGGATGTTGAATGTAAAAATTACACAAGCAAATTAATCTCAGAGATAAAAAGAAATAGATCCATTCGACCATTACCACCTCCTGGTATGAGGTATGTTCGTGGAGCCTATGAACAACTTGCGGAAAGTAACCGCTTAACTTCTGATTTTATGTTAGCAGAATATCCGGCATTAGTTGCTAAAAAATCAATTCTATCATCAACAATCAGGTTATTTATTGGAGAAGTTATATCTAAATCGCTTCAAAAAACATATAATCACTACCGGATTACCCTTGAAAAAGGATCTGTTATTACCGGAAATAGTTTATTAAGTTGGGTTAAAGTTCATTCAATAGATATTGAAGCTAGGATTATTATCGTAAAAATTAAAGTAAAAAGACTACCGGAAATAAAAACCGAAGAATGGGATCTGGATAGTGTAATTGAAAACTTTAAATCAGGAGTATATTTTTTAAAGAGTAATAACCCGGTTAAAGAAAAAGTAAATGAAAAACAACTTACCAATTGAAAAACCATTGAAACAGATTGTTCTTATTTTGAGTAGCCAATTTATGAAAGAACACCCGCGTTCAGGTGAACCAACGTATTTCAGGGAAAGTATTTTATTACGTGTTAAAGACGGTGAAATGCCATTTATAATGGACGACGGAACTGCCTTATTTCCCAAAGAGCATACCTGCCGGGCGGATTATGAAGGCTGGGTTGATAAAATAGAACAGGTTAACCTGGGTGAAGCTGTATTGAGGGTTGTTTGTTGGAGTGGAATTGCTTATCGTTCGAAATGGAAAGACATTATAACTCTAAAAAAAGATGACGGCGTAGGAGTTCAGAAACTAACCTTCCATAATTCGCTTGTCGGTTTCCCACGGGTAGATAATGACGGTTCTATAACTGCACTTATTCCGAATCGACTTGCAAACAATGACGGCTTGGATATTAAAGATTTTAAATCCTGGTTTAAAGGATATGATTTAAGTAAACCGCTTGCAATTATTCAATTTACTAAATTCAGATATTGATATGAAAAAGAAATTTTATTTTGAAAATGAAGATGCTGAAACGGCACATTCAGAAGAATACTTTCGGGAGATAATGAAAGAAGAAGGATTGAATGAATTAAAAGTCCTTGAAGCAATTCCGGTACCACATTCAAAATCAGATTTTGTTTATTGCATGGAAGCTGATACTTGTTATGAAAAATCAGATTGTGGAAAACAATGTGAATCATACAAACCAGATAATGGTAAAAATGGCAAGTGCGAGTTCCGTGGTCAATATTGCGATTTTGGAGAAGAAGTAGTATTTAATAAAAAAATTAAAAGCTTCAAAGGTAAGGCTATTTATAACCCTAGCGGGAAAGCCGGTGAATATAGTTATTGGGCATGTAATTTTTACAAAGGTTGTTCAAATGGTTGTACTTATTGCTATCTGAAAAAAGGAGTTTTAGCTCAAGCAATGGGAGGTGATAAACCGGAGCTGAAATCCTGCTTTAAAAATGAAGAAAACGCACTTGAAATATTCAAGAAAGAAATTTTACAAAATAAAGAAGATTTACAAAAACATGGTTTGTTCTTTACATTTACCAGCGATCCTTTTCTGAAAGAAACAATTGATCTTACACACGACGCAATTGGAATTTGTCAGTTCAACGAAATACCTGTTAAAGTTTTGACTAAAACAACATGGTGGGTTGAAGACTTACTTCTTGACGAAGATACTTACAAAGATCATAGAAAAGATTTAATTGCATATGGTTTTACTTTGACAGGACATGATGAATTAGAACCCAATGCTTCAACAAATTTACAGCGCATACAAGCAATGAAGGAACTTCACAATGCAGGATTTAAAATCTTTGCAAGTATTGAACCGATTGTTGATTTCGTTTCTGCAAAAAATATGATAGGATCAACGCTTGAATTTTGCGATTTATATAAAATTGGTTTAATGTCAGGTAAAAAGTATGACGTTGTAGAAGCACAGAGTTTTGTAGAATGGCTAAATGATTTATCTAAACAACCTAAAATATATCTGAAAGAAACCCTTCAAGAGCTAACACATTATACAAATGAAGAGTTAGATTTTAATTTTGTTAATCGGGATTATAATATGTTCACTGGGGTATGAAAAAACAAGGATCCTAACGCATTAGCATTATTAAAAAAACAGAAATTAAAGCTACCTCAAAAGGGTAGCTTTTTTAATATTGCAAAAACTCAAATCAAACTCAAATCAAACTAAATTGAAATAATGAATTAAGAGGTTTATTTTTGTTGCCTAAGATACTGATTAAACTGATTTGAACGAATAAGAATGGCCTATACACAGTTACAACTTGATAAACTCACGGATGCTATTGCATTGGGAGCTACTACTGTAAGGTATGGTGACAAAGAGATTGTCTACCGTTCTATTAAAGAAATGAAGCTGATTAAACAGGAAATGGAAGCTGATTTGGGAAAGAATGTAAAAACTGTCAATAGAAAATTTGCAGAATATGGCCGTGGATTCGAATAAAGTAAAATTAAATCTACTGGACAGAACTGTAGCCTGGATAAATCCACGTGAAGGAATGCGAAGACTTCAGGCTAGGCGAAGTTATGAAGCTGCACAATACGGTCGAAGAAATAAAAGTATGAAAGGTGCAACCTCCAATGGTCCAAATGTGGAGATTGGAGTTGCACTTCAGACATTGAGAAACAGAAGTAGGAGTTTTGTACGTAACAACGGTTGGGCAAAGAGAGCATTGGGCGTAATAATTACCAACACGGTAGGCGAAGGAATAAGACCGGCTCCAACAAGTGGAACCCGGAACCAGATAAAGAAAATTAAACAGGTTTGGAAACATTGGGCTGAAAGTACCGAATGCGATTGGGACGGAAATAATACTTTTTACGGATTACAGCAGTTGATCATGTCTGAAATTTCGGAAGGTGGAGATTGTCTGATTATCCGGAGACGTGTAAAACCTACCAGGTTTAATCCGATCCCCATTAAAATACAAGTATTAGAAGGAGATCAGCTGGATCACCAGAAAAACTTTATAAATGAAGAAGGATATTGCAGGTTAGGAGTGCAGTTCAATAAAGAAGGTTTAAAAACCGGATATTGGGTATGGAGTTCAAACCCAAATGATATGGCTGTTAACTGGACCGGTATTCAGTCCGAACTTATTTCAATTGATGACGTTCTGCAACCTTTTGAAGTATTACGGGCCGGACAAGTAAGAGGAGTTCCAAGTGGTGTTTCTGCTTTCATGAAAATGTCCGATTTCAGTGACTATGAAGATGCGCAACTCATGCGGCAAAAAGTAGCTGCAGCTTTTGCAGCTTTTGTAAAAAATCACGAGTTCAAAGTAGGAGAAGATACAGATTTAACTGAGCATATTGAACCGGGTATCATACAATACCTGCAACAAGAAGAAGAGATTATATTTTCAAATCCACCGGCAGCGGACGGTTATGGAGAATACTCAAAGAAAATTTTGCAGGGTATTGCAGCCGGATACGAGATAACATATGAAATGCTTACCATGGATTACAGCAACGTGAACTTCACAAGCGGTCGAATGGCAAAGATAGACGTTAGCGGACGTTTTAGGAAGCTTCAGTATAACTTAATGGTACCACAGGTTTGCGTTCCTATCTGGAGGTGGTTTATGGATTCATTAGTTATGGTTGGTTTGACAGGTGTTTATGTCGATTGTGATGCAAGTGACTGGACAGCTCCAAGAGTTCAGCAACTGGATCCTGTAAAAGAAACAAATGCACGAATCGCACAGATTTCAGCTGGGATAACTACCTGGAGTGAAATAGTACGGGAAGACGGACGCGACCCTGACGAGTTCTTAGAAGAAGTGAAATTAGAGCGTAAGAAAATGGCAGATGCCGGGATAAACTTTACGAGTGTCGTAATGGCACCTGTTGAAGCAAAGGTAAACGAGAATGTATAAAATATAACCAATAATTTTATTAATATGAATTTTGGAATTGCAATTGAAGCTTTAAAAGCTGGTAAAAGAGTTAGTAGACAGGGTTGGAATGGAAAAGTAATGTTTGTTTTTATGCAAGTTCCTTCGACTATCCATAAAGATATTGTACCAAAAATGCAATCTCTACCTGAATCAGTAAAAAAAGAATTTGTAAGAAGATTCAATGATACTTCTGAACAAATTGACGCTATTTATTATAACAACCAATTAGCAATTGTTGGTTTAAGTAATCTTATTTCAGGTTGGAATCCTTCAACTTCTGACGTATTATCTGAAGACTGGACAATTTTAGATTAATTATTATGCCAAAAACAAAGCAATTATTAATCGGTGTACAATACAGGGCACAAGCTCAGGTAGTACAAAACAGCTTTAATACAGAAGCCGGAACATTTGATATCACGTTTGCAACTGAAACTCCGGTACTCCGGTGTAATTGGGATGAAAACTATTCTGAAGTTTTGCTTTGTGATAAGAAAAATGTCCGTATGGGACGTGTAGATGCAGGTATTTCACTTCTTGACAGTCATCCGGATAGATTCAACCCTGTTGTAAAACCTGAAAATGTAATGGGTAAAATTTCAAATGTACGATTTGAAAATAAATCCATGGTCGGAACTGTCACTTTAGGAGCACAATGCAGCGATGCAACCCGTGCAGATTTAATAAGTGGAATTCTTGATACATTCTCTGTTGGTTATTCCATATATAAAGGAATCAGGGAAGAAGATACAGTTACCAATACAGTAACTTACAAAATGACAGACTGGGAGCCAAACCATGTTGCCATTGCGCCTATACCAGCGGACATAAACTCCACTATGCGGAGCAATGATACTAATCAAAATACTTTTTTCATTGAAAATAATTTAAAAAACGAAACAAACATGTTTAAAACCATTGAAGAAATCAGAGCCGGTGGTACTGCTGAAGATAAAAGCCGTATCGAAGCTATTGTAGGCATTTGCCGTTCGGCACAATTGGACGATGCTCGCGCTATGGAGCTTTTCAGCACTGAAAAGACACTTGACGCAATTCGTTCGGAAAATCCGGCAAAAACACCTGTAAATGTTGTGAATATCGAAGGAATCAGAAGCCAGGCTACAGCAGATCGCAGGATCCGTTTAGACTCTATTCTGAAAAGTACACGAGCTGCAGGAATGGAAGATTCCAGGGCCATTGATTTTTTCAATGGAGAAAACACAGTTGAAGAAATA